CAGTCTAAACTCCAGCAACTTGACGAGGCTTATCCCTATCTTACGAAACTTATGCGAGGTTCCGGCAAGAAGATTGTTTATAATCATCACGCCTTCCAAAAGGACAAGTTAGATGTCAATACTTGTGGCCGTCATTCAGTGGTGCGATGCTTGTATGCTCCTTATACAATAGGCAAGTATAAGCAAGTAATGGATAGTAGTGGAATGTCTCCCGACGACTTCGTGTCCGCACTAACTGCCGAAAAACTCGGTAAATAATATATAGGTCATTCATAGAATGAGTCGCTCATACCGTAGCAACTGGGAAACAGTAGGTTCAACTGCCGACCCGGATATTCTATACTATAACGCTTCTATAGTCAATAACAACACCGACGACCAGATTTCGGGTTATGCCTTCCAAGACCCTCCAGTAAAGTTTAACGAGACCCGTGATACGCCTATCATCCGGGACGCTTCACAGTATCAGTTCAGTATCATCCGGTTTGTTGTAAATGGTCCCAACAAGGACTTACCTCTTTTCATTCCTTCAGTCCAGAGCGGAACGGGGCAAGGCGACCCCAATCTAACCGAGTATGCCTTTGGACTTTCTGCTACGATTCCCGTAGAACTAACGGCTGGTGGGACATCATCAATCAATCTCCAGACGCTCAAGTATGTTATTTACGAGCCAGAGATTGTCAATCCAACTCTTGCTCCAGTTCCTCCAGCCCCTTGTTCCCCGGATTGGGTTGGTCCTTGGGTTGTGACAGATGAGTATAAGAAGGGACAAATCGTGACCCTTACAATCATCAACGCCCAGAGCGGTCTCACATACGATACATTCTACCAAGCCCAACGCCCAGTTCCGGCACTAACGGACATCAGAGCAACATTCACTGACCCTATAACCGGAATAACGAGTCCCTATTGGGTTCAAGTGGGTTCTGAACTCGGCCGTCCTCAAGACCTTTCAACCCGGTATTACTGGGTCTTTACATTCCAGCACTGGGTCAATCTCCTCCAGAATACGCTTGAATCGGCCAACCTTATACTCTTTAATCAATACACAGATGCCGTTGCTGAGTATAGTTTCACGAATGAGTATCCGACATACGCCGACTGGATACAGATAAACGCTACACCAATCGTTTCTTATGACATCCCTTCAAAACTATTCAGCATCGCATTTCCCGACAACTATGCGTCGCCACTCACCGGCTACACGAATGCCTTGTGGATGAACCAGAATATGGAAGGCCTTCTATCTAACTTCTTAACGACTTATTACAATGTCCCTACCGGCAACGGAACTCAGACTGGTGGCTTGAATCCACAAGTCTTTCCTCCGGGTTTCTCTTACGAGGTCAAGGTTCAGTATGTTGGCCTCGGCACGAACTGGGTTGAGGCAAAGACTATTCTTCCCCCGAACACATACACTGGAGACAACTTCATCATAATGACCCAAGAAGTCATAAGCACAAGCACTCTATGGTGTCCCGTTGAGAGTGTTGTTTTTGTCAGCAACTTACTTCCGATTCAGAACGAGGCTACGGCACCCCCGAACACATACGGTGTTGGAAATATCGGCAACTCTTCCGCCACGGCTCCATCGGCCTTCCAGCCTATCATCACGGACATCGCCAACGATTTGGCTAATGACCCCTTCGGTTGGCGTAAGATGATTTATTACGCTCCGGTTGCTGAATACCGAATGGCGGATTTCCAGAACTCCAAGGCCGAGATTAAGAACATTGACATTCAAGTTTTCTGGAAGAACCGGCTGAATAACCAGTTATACCCCTTGCTAATGACAAACCTTTCTTCGGTCTCAATCAAAATCATTTTCCGCAAGAAGCAAAATCTCTCCAAGACCGAGCGTGTAGCACTCTACTAACTTCTGGGTTCCCGGGTAAGTTTTATCCACAGACGCAGAAGATTCGCCGAAAATATAATGTTCCTATTCAGTATAGAATGAGTGCGGACATCCAGAAGGAGTCAGTCTTTGACGACCGTATCATCCAGTCTCCTCCCCGCTACGCCGTTGAGAAGGGTGCCTTGTCGCTTACGAACGCCCCTTTTAACGCAATCGCTGCGACTCAGTCCCAGCAGACCTTCAACATTTATGTTCCCTCCGAGAATGTATTCGTTGATAGAGCCGTTCGTTGGTCTGGCACGGCCTATTTCCAGATGACGGCCACGCTTTCGGCCTCATACAAGGCCTCAGATGCTGTTGTTGATTTCACAACGCCCATCGTGACATACGGTCAAGACTGTGCCTTGGCTCCCCTTCCCCTTAACTACCTCTGCCAGACGATGACGGCCACGATTAACGACACGACGACAGTCATCAACTCACAAGATGTTCTTATGGAGGTGATGCGTCTTACGAACTACAAGAAGAATCTTCTTCAACGCACTTGCCCGACGATGCTTGACAAGTATCAGTGGAACGGCACGGGTCTCCGCACGGTGAATGACCCAATGGCGGGTTTTGCGGAGGCGATGAATGTTGATGAGCAACCCAACGGTGCCTTCAGTGGCTTCTTCTGGACTGACCCTACGGGTCGCCCCCTATCAAGCCTCGGCACAGCCCTCGGTGGCTACAGTTTTGGCTCATACACGGTCGGCAGTGTTGAGGTTCAGTTCGTCAATGGTGTCCCCGTTGTTGATAAGGCCGTTACGGCGACGACGGCATATCCCCTCTACTTTGCCTTCCGTTCAACGGAGAAACTCGTTCTTTCTCCATTCGTCTTCGCCGACGACCAAGAGGATGACACGGGTCTCTTCGGCATCAACAACATCCAGTTGATTATGAACTTCAAGTCTGGCTCAGCCCTCAGCCGTATCCTCCGCACTCGTAGCAACACGGGTCCAGCGGTTTCCACAACAGAACTTGAATACCCTACGGGAACGGGTCCAGTCATCAGCGGTGTCGGCTGGAACAACGGTGCCTCAAATGGTGTTTGGTCTAACACGGTCGTGAATGTCCAGTTCCTCACGCCATCTCTTGATGTTCCCCTCCCCCCTAAGTCTGTCGTCCCCTATATGGAGTTCCCTCGCTACATCACCCAGCAACAGAACGGCACGGTTGATGCTGGTGCCACAATCCAACTTCAGTCGCAGACAATCACGCTTCCCCAGATTCCCGACCTACTCCTCATCTATGTCAAGGCCTCACAAGTCACTGGCGGTTCTGGTGGTCCCGCACTCCCAGACCCTCAGTCACCCGAGTATGGCGATTGCTACTTGCCTCTCGCCAACTCCTTCAACTCTCAGATTAAGAATCCCCTCTCAATCAACTTTGACAACTTCTCCGGTCTCCTATCATCCCACACGACGGAGGAACTCTACCAGATGTCAGTCGCCAACGGCCTCCAGATGCCTTGGAACACTTGGTCTGGTGTTGCCCGTTCAGAGAACGCCGTCCCAGCGGGACAAGTCAAGTTGGCTGACGGCCTAACCCCGGCAAACCCCTTCCAGTTTGCGGGTCAGACTCGCTCAACGGTTGGTGGCTTCCTCGTTCTCAAGCCTTCCAAGGACATCACGCTTCAGCCCGGTCAAGCCCCTTCACTCGTCGGCAACTTTACGCTCCAGTTCAATCTCAGTGTAGTCAATACATTCGGCTTTGCGGTCGTCCCAACGCTCTATGTCATCACGGCCAACTCTGGCTTCTTTGAGTCAATCCGTGGTTCATCTCGTATCATCAAGGGTGTCCTCTCCGAGCAAGACATCATCTCAGCCCCAATGGCGGGTGCCCAGACTCGTGCGGGTCTTGCTCGTCTTGTTGGTGGTGTTTCATTCGGTTCTCTTGCTAATATGATGTCAAAGGCGAAGGACTTCTACCACGCAACGAAACCCGCAGTCAGTGCCGTCCGTGGGATGATGCCCGACGGTGCCGTCAAGGATGCGATGGGTGCCGTCGGCTACGGCACGGGTGCTGGAACGGGTGCGGGTCGTCGTCGTGGCCTTTCCGCCCGTTTGATGTAAAATAAAATGTAGGTTCTTAATATAATGGCTTTCGTGGGAGGTATTCCTAATCCCCTACTTGAGACACCGAGAACTCTATCAGCCCTTCCGGTCATCAGTCAGACCGAATATAGCATTCCAATCACTGCTGGAAACGGTCAGCCAGTAGTTGAAAACTATTCTACGGGTCAGTCTGTGGCCTTTTCCGCAGAAGCACAATACTATTCCGGTCAGTCATATGTTGTTGATGATATAGTTCGTTATGGAAGCACAGACCCTACTAAGCAAGGCTTTGTTTTTGTGTATCAGTGTATTCAAGATACAGACGGCACGAATCCTCCCTCCGGGTTTGCTACGAGCAACACTTACTGGGAAATCCTCCCCCCAGCCCCTCTGTATGTAGCCGTCCAAGCCAATCCAGCACCAGCACCATCGGGGGCAGTCCTTGTCTATCCAGACCTTCCTCAGACACCTCTCGTCTATCCAGAGTGGGTCTCAACGCTTGAATACTATGCTCTTACGACGGTGAGCATCACAGTCACTGGAACGGGTGCTGGTGTGTATCGTTATGTCTGTGTTGATGGAACACCAGATGCCCCTAATGTAAATCGTGTCCCGTCATCGGCGACGAGTGGATGGGCGTATATGGGCGTTGTATATGCGAACACCCGTGCCTACTCAGTCGGCTCAATAGTCCAGATTGTCGGCTCAGAGATACTTTACACATACCGGTCTCTTCAAACACAAGTTGCGGGTGGAGGCCAAGTCGCACCCCCAGCGGACGGCTCAGACAACGCCTACTGGAAACTCCTATCAACGGGCGGTGAGCAGTCCTCGGCTTGGGCAGTGGTGAATCAAGGTGAGCCTCTCTGGCAGAACACAATCACATACTACCCCGGTGATGTCGTTTCATACTGCGGTGATGGTGTTACATTCCCTCTCTATATGTCTCTTACGCAGAACCTAAATGTAGTCCCAGACGAGAGTGCGGTTGATTGGAAGCCCGTTACTTCCCCTTCCACCCAAGCCGTTGTTACAAGTCTTAAGGGTTCTACTGGCACTGGCGTTGTCCCCCTTTCTGGCGACCTAACACTTACTGCCGGTGTCGGTATTACAACAAGTTCCGTTGTTGGTGGGACGGGCGTCTCAATCGGCACAGACATCACATCTGCGAATGGCTCCGGTATTAAACTTATTCAAACCGAAGGCTCAACAAACCTTGGTGTCGCCTTAGACCTTTATACAAGTCCTACCTCTGGTGTTCTTCTCACGCCTTTTGCTGGAACAACACAAGTTGATATTCGGCTACAAGTAAGAACACTCTACGCAGCCAAACCTTGGAGGTCTGACACAATATTTACTGCTGGAGATGTTACGAGTGCGGTTGATGCTAATGGAACAATAGATGGAATATACCTCTGGTATTGGGCTGGTGCGACTGGCGTGACCGTCGCACCGAAAACTTCAGCCGGAACGAACTGGTTACAAGTCTATTATTCTGCGGGTCCAGCCGAGTGCTGGACGCTTTCTCAAGATAATCTTGTCGGTATAGGTCAAAGTTCAAGTGTGCTTATGACTGGCCTTGCGGGAGGTCCGGTTTTGGGAATCCCAGCACCTTACCCAGCCCAAGGCTTAAACTATAACGCCAGCCCACCATCATTTGTGGCTATTAACATACCCATACAAGACCCAGTTGTGTCAGTTAATGTAAATACACCGGGAACTGGTAGTGTAAATTACATTCCAGCACCATTCTACCCATACTGCCCCGGTAATGCTGTTGTTCTTTATTCCAACGGGCAACCAGCCAAGGACAATGTGTCCGGCTTCTACCCACCGGTTGGTAAGTGTTGGGCGTATTCTCTTTTTATTGGGAGTTCGTAGAGATGAACCACATCGCAACTATTCAAACATTCCATACATTGCCTACCGAGACGATGTGTGGATTGTTTTCAATCCCGCCGACTACCATAAGATTCTTAACGCTAAGTGATTGGCTGAGAATGGGTTCTTCTTCCAATCCCCTTTTATCTTCGTGTGGGACTTCTGGAAGACTGACTGCTTACTCTCCGCCGTCCCCTTGGGAACCTTACCGTGCTTTTCCAGATGTGAGTAAATAAGATGGTCTCCATATCCAATCCTTCCGAAGGTTATGACTCTTCCGTTCTCATCTGGAATCGCCAGTTTTGCCTTACCATCCGTAGCGAATCCGAGCAACTTGTAAGGGTAGTGGTGTTTCTTGGCTCGTCTCCTTGCCTCTTCAAGGTAAGCAGACGGTTCAATACCAGCCTTTTGGAGTTGCCTTCCGAAAGCGGGGTCGGGGCGGGTCGTTGATTCCGCAAACTTTCCACGGCCAGTCAATCTGTGAAGAACACTAAATAAGTTCTGGAGTCTTTCTTCCTTCGGATATACTGTGATTTTCTCCTTAGCGGTCTCTTGCGTCTTGACCCAATCGCTTATTTCTTGGTCTATCGCTTGTTGCTTGATTTCTTCGGATACATCTGCGTATTTAGGATTTAGGTTAATGTATTTCAGTAGGTTTGCTCTGGATTTGGATACTCCTTCCATATCGTGAAAGATTCTTCTAAGGCGTGGCTCAGAAGTTGCCTCATCCTTTATCATTCCTAAAACTGGATTTGATGATACAACCGTATCATCGGCCTTCTTCTTAAACATACCGAACATCCCTCCACTCATATGACCGTGTCCGGCCATTGGTGGAGGTGGAGGTGGTGGAGGTTGCTGATTTCTTCTATGAAGTCTCATCTCTGCCTCAGCAGTTTTTCTGTTATTGAAGTTAATGTTTATTCTGTTAATCATTGCTACGGGCAACATAGCAAACCAAAAGTAGTAATCTGGCTGAACTCCTACTGGATACATTACCGCAACAACTGCGTGAGCGTCGTCCCAATCCCAAGCCTCATCACGAACTCCATTAGCCATTTGATTAATAAACTGCTGGACGGCATTCTGTGGGAAGGCAAATCCGTTAGTGTCGTGAATCATTGGTGGTGGAGGTGGAGGCTGAATCGGTGGAGGCTCTTGTTGAGGCAATCTACCGCCTTCTAAAACTCTATTGGCGACGGCTCCGATGTCAGTAATGCCTTTGGCGACCTTGCCGACATAATCGGGCAACTTAGCAACCAAGGAGGACACATCTTGCTTAACAAACCTTTCGGCCTTACTGGTTTCAACTCCGTTTGCGTATAGGAGTCCGAGGACGAAGTCTTGACAGTTGTTGTTAAAGGGGTCATATGTGAAAAAAGAATCACCCTTTCTTTGGACACCCCTCTCCAGAAACTGGGAGAGCGTAGTATCTGCTGGATAGGGATTGTTAATGATTTCGGAATCTCGTTGCTGGGGCTTGGGTGTTCCGACATTGATGACTTCATTCTTCTCTATAAGGACTTTTTCGTTTCCTTCAAGTGTTAGAACAATCCCTAAGTGAAAGAGTCTATCAAAGTTTTCTTCTTGTTTTGCCTTCTCCCACTGACCCGCAGATAAGATATTGAAGGCCGTGTGAATAGCACTACTAACGGGGTCTCGGCGTATCTGAAGTCCCGTAATGCGTTTGTTATGAGAACCAATGAACTTCTTGACTGATGGAGGAAAGTCCTTTCTCACGGGGTTTCTCAAGGCAGATTGGGGATTGAAGATTTCGTTCGCAACCTTCTTTGGATTCACTGCGTCCTTGATGATGTCCCAAATGCCCGAGCCTCTTAGTTTTCCAGAGCCTTGTGGAACCCTATCTTTAATCATAGCCCATTGCTTGTATTCATCCATCCAACCATTCTTCTTGAGAATAACAGAGACTTTATCCGCAAGTTGGTCGTATTGCTTTTTAAGGGGGTTATTTATCGCATCTATCTCTAACTGCCTCCCCTTGTATTGCCCTACCAGTTTTTTGTTTTCTTGTATTCTTCTATCAACCTTCAAGTAGTCTTCAGTATAGCCATTCCTTGCCTCCAAGTTCGCAAGTTTTTTCTTATCAAGTTCCAAAAACTCTTTCTTCCAACGCATATTCATCTCATCGTCTGGAGCCAGAGTTTTTCCCAGACGCTTCGCCTCTTCAGCATATGCTTCTCCAAGGTTTGCTATTGTCCTTTGTCTTGATTCTATATTTTTTATTTCATCGTTTAGTTTAGCAATATCCCCAGCAAATCCGTCGCTAATCTTAGTATCCTTCAATACTTCGTCAATCAAAGGTTTAGCGAGTCGTAGTTGTTCCGTGTGTTCCGTGTTGAGTGCTTTAATCTGCTCAATCAATGTTTTTAATGGTAGTGCTTCATTAAAAACCCTCTCAAACACCGCAATCTTCTCTCTCTCAGCCGTTGCCTTTGCCTCTTCTAAATCAGCCTCTTCTCTTGCCTTCCTTTCAGCCTCTTCTCTTCGCTTCCTTGCCTTCGCATTCTCCTTCACTGGTGTGGGTGCTGGGGCTGGTTCTGGTTCTGGTGGTGCTGGTGCTGGTGCTGAAGCCCTCGCCTTCTCAGCAAGTCTTTCTTCTTCCGCTTGTTTCTCTGCTCTGGCTCTTTCCGCCATAACCCTATTCGCCTCTCTCTCCCATTCAGCGTCTTTTGCTTGTCTTTCCGCTTGTTCTGCTTGTTCAACCAACGCTAAGGCTCTTGCGAGGTCTTCATTTTCCTTGGCTTGTCTTTGTCTCTCAGCCTCTCTAAGCATATTAGCCTCAAGTTCTGATGCTGACACGGCTCTCATCTCTCTTTCAGAAGCCTCACCAGAAGCCCTCGCAGAAGCCTCGTCTTCTACTATTCTTTCTTTGACCTTGAACTTTGGCTCTGGTGATGCGAAGGCCTCAGCCATCTTCGCCTTTGCCTTTTCAGCAACAGTCGGCTCTTGAACCTCAGTTCCATCATAATCCTCACCAGTATCAGCCACAACTGGTGGAGGCTCTATTGCGTTCTCCTTCTTAACCACGCCCTTCCAAGAATCGTTTGGTCGCAGATATTTCATCCACCTCACTTTTGTAAGCCATTCCTTAAGAATCTTATCTGCGTCTTGATGGTTTCTGGCACGATTTACAACATCCTCAAGCCCATCCCCTCTTTTCGGCATATATCTTTCATCTGGACTATGAACCACTGCTGAAAGGTATTGATAAACTGCGAATGCTGGTCCTACAAAATACCATTTTTCACGAAGGTAAGAGGCAATGGCTCTTTCTGTTAATGTCGCTCCCCCTCTCATTTTACCTTCACTGGCATATAACGCCCTCATTTGTGCCTTGGCTCTTTCAAGCGGAATCGGCTCCTTGGATTTCTTGGTGCCGTCTTCACCAACGACCCAATATAAGTCTCTATTTGGGGCTTTCCGCAACTTGTAGGGCATTCTATATAGTCCGGATAATAAAAAATGGAGTTTGCGAAATGGTCGCCCCGCCCCGACCCCGCTTACATAGCATCTTTCTTCTCAAGTCCGCACCAGTATTTACCGGCTGGGTAATCCACTCCATCGGCCTTGAAGGGATGGCCGAACTTCTTCTGCGTCACCCCACAAAGCATCATACACTGCTTGAACTTATCTGGGCTGATTGTGTGATTGGTGTCGGCTTGGTATTCCAACCGCAAGTTGTTGGAGCCAATGGAATACTTGCGATTCTCGGAATCCTTATCCAGATGATAGTTGTTGATGAGCCACTCCTTAATCGGATTGTTCTCGTCCATATACTCCTCGGATGATGCGAGGACACAAGCCGGAGCATCAATCCCCTCTTCTAAGATTTGCCCGTAGGCCTCCAGAAGGAGGTGGAACATCGCATCACGCCATTCGGGTGATTTGATGATTTTGTCCTTCAAGTCCTCATTGATTTTCTTGTGCGAAGGGTCGGTTGGGTTGCGGACGAACTTGAAAGGGAACTCGGCCACTTCCATTCGTCTCTGAACGCCACCATCGGCACGATTGAGTTTAGGGATTGCGTTGGTCTGGAGGAATAGGCCAAACTGGGGGCGATATGTCACCGTGGAACGATACATATCACGAGCCGTAATCTCATCACCACCGGACATCTCCTTTACGACACCGGCTTGGAGTTTGTCCTCGGCTTCTGGCTCGGAGGCTTGGACGAACCGCTTACCCTTGGCCTTGGCGATGGGTGGATTGGGAGCATCCTTCTTGTCTTGAACCTTGGTTAGGCACGAGTGGGGAATAGAATGATAGTAATCACCGAATGCCCTCTTGATGAGTTCCGAGACTAAGCCCTTGCCGTTGCCTCCAGAACCCGTCCAAACATAGAACTTCTCAAACTTCTTGGTTCCGTGGAGGCACGAAGCGAGTGTCTTCAGCACATAG